TTGCTGACATACACGCAATATCATCAGCATCCACAGCAGAGGTTTTAGTTTGTGCGTTATTAGATGATGTAGGATAAAAATATGCCTAATACATTTAAAAACAAAATAAAAGATGGGAGCAACACATCAGCAAATGCTTTTGCCACTGTGTATACTTGTCCTGCAAGCACTACAACAGTTGTACTAAGTATCAATCTTTGTAATATTACATCAAGCCAGATCAATGCTAAAATAAGATTGGTAGGTGATGAGACAGGGCATCTTGGGTTTAACATACCCATACCTGCACAAAGTGCCTTTGAATTTATGGCAGGCAATAAAACCATCATGCAAGCAGGGCATAGTTTGCAAGTATCTTCTAACACAGCAAACAGCCTTGATACAATTATTGGAATAATGGAGCAAACATAATGCCATACATAGGAAGCCAAGTTGGTTCTAGTTTTTCATCAAGACCTGCAACGCAGGAGTTCAACGGAGACAATTCTACAACGGTCTTTACGTTAAACCAGACTGTTACCCAAGAAGATATTGTAGTCAGCGTTGACGGTGTAATACAAGAGAGTGTAGACGCATTTACAGTGCCAAATGGTACTAACCTTACATTTACAGAAGCCCCATCTACTGGAACAGGTAATATCTTTGTAATTTATCTTGGTGCAACAGATACAAGTATTACGATACCCACACAAAACAAAGGTAACTTTAAGAATGGTGGTATGTTTAGAGTAAACTCACAGACTGTAGATGTGGATACAACAATTGAAGCAACAGAGAATGCTACAGCCACAGGACCTTTGACAGTATCTTCTGGCATAACCATTACAGTAAACTCAGGAGGTAATCTAGCAATCATATGAGCAATCTTTTAGTACAGAATATAAAGCATACAAATGGCACTACGGCTCAGACTATTGATAGTAGTGGAAGAGTATCTAATGCTGTGCGAGTTGGTTTTTCTGGCAAAGAACCAAGACCACACAATAGTAGCACTTATGTAATTACGAATGATGTAAATCTTTATTTTAACACTGAGTACCATAATTCAGGACATTTTGTTAATTCTACTGCAAGTGGACAAGGAGAATTTACTTGTCCAGTAGCAGGAGCATACTTATTACAAGCTAACTTCTTAATTGATAACAACGCAGGAGCTAGTGATTTATGTAGATATGCTTGGAGATTAAATGGCACTGAAAAATACCTAGGTTATGACAATGATAGATCAAGTGCAGGTCGTTATGAAGCAATGGTATCCGCAGGAGGAGTCTTAATTTGTTCAGCAAATGATGTAATAACTATTCAAGTAAGCGATGGTTCATTTCATTCAGCAGGTGAAAGTCATGCAACGATATATTATCTAGGATAAACAATGAGTACATTAAGAGTAGACAGCTTACAAGGACAGACAGCAGGCACCAATAGGTATGTTGTGCAGGTTGTAAGCACTACGAAAACTGATACATTTAACACCACTTCTACATCTTACACAGACATTACTGGTTTATCTGCCACAATAACACCTTCATCTTCTCAAAATAAAATATTGACTATGTTTACAGTATACATGGCTATGAGTGCAACAGGATGGGGGGGAATGGTTCAATTACAACGAGGAAGCACTGCGATATGTGTAGGAGATGCGGCAAGTAGTAGGACACAAGCATCAGCATCATTTTATATGGTTGATAATCTTCAGTTTGTGAATAGTATCTCTAATAATTTTTTAGATAGTCCAAATACTACCTCTGCAACAACATATAAATTGTTAGGAAGAACTCAATCATCTTCTTATACAATGTATATTAATAGAAATGGTTCCGACTCAGATAATGCTTCTGTACCACGCCTTGCATCATCCTTAACCCTCATGGAGATTGCCCAATGAGTACACTATCAGTAGACACCATTCAGGGTAAAACCACAGCAGGAACTGTAAAGTTGCCTTCTGGTTCTGTTTTGCAAACTGTATCAGAGGTAGATAATACTGGTTTAAGTTTAGGTAGTAGTGCAACCAGTAAATTTATGGATGTTGGAATAACTACAAAAGTAGCAAATAGCACCATTAATGTTAGGTTCTATACAGCAATCTTCAAAACTAGCACTAGCTATGGAAATAGAGATGTTGACGTTGCTCTTGCTTTAGGTTTTAAAACTGGTAGTGCAACATCTTCGTCAGGTGATTATACAGCAATTTCAACGTATGCTCCTAGTAGAGAGAATATTACGTTTTCTGGTTCAGTAAGTCGTGCATTTTATTCCTCAGATGCGTTTTATGTAGGGGAGTCATTTGCAGGACGTTATCACCCAATAGACACAATATACAACGAAGAGTCCTTTTCACCAAGTTTGGCTGCAGGTACAACAATACGAATTGCTTGCTTTGCTAAACAAGACTATGCTCAAAGCACCACTCTTGTCCTTGGTTCATCTCTTAATGGCATGAGTGATTCAGGTAGTACAAGTTGTTTGACCATTACAGAAATTTCAGCATAAGGATAAAAAAATGACAACAATAGCACAAGCATTAACGAGTTTAGGGATTACAGAGTGGGTTCTTAGAGGAGAGCCTACCAATGAAGAAGAGTTCAACCAGATGTTTCGTAAGGTTACTGGAGCAGATAGCAATGGTTCAGCTATAGAAAGTGCAGACCCAAAGGACTGGGGTGTAAATTATGCACAGGTAGCAGGTGAAAAGACGTTACTACAAAGCCGTGAGCCAATGCGATTGCTTCGTGTAGAACGAGACAGATTACTGGCAGAAACAGATTGGACTGCGTTAGGTGATGTAACCATGTCGAGTGCCATGAAAACCTATAGACAAGAGCTTAGAGATTTACCTGCAAACTCTGATCCAAAGCTAGCAAGTGATGGTACATTAGACATGAGTAGTGTAAAGTTTCCAACTAAACCAAGCTAGGAGTAAGAAGTGGGATTAACTAAAGTTAGATCAGGGGGTATAAATTTAGCTGACAATTTTGCTTTTACTGGCACCGTAACTGGTACTGGTATGGATTTATTATTAGATGCAACTATATCAAGTGCAGTTTCAGAATATGATATTTCATCCACTTATATAAACTCCACATACGATAATTATTATTTAGATGCTTCATTGCACCCTGCTACAGATGATGTTGTATGTTATATGCGACCCATTGTTGGTGGGAGTGTTGTGAGTTCTGGTATATCTTATGAGACTTACGGAATAGATGAAGGCAGGATTGTTGGTGATAACACACAATATATCAGACTGCATCGCAGTGGTATAGGAAATGCAGACGGAGAAGGTATAACTATAAGTGGGCATTTACAAAATATCAATAGTACAACAGTTCCTTTTTGTTTCTCTGGTTTGTCAACTTCTTACCAAACTGACAGTGAGCATAATGGAAATATTACTACTGGAGGATTAATTGTTGGTAGTCGTTCATCTGTTGTGAATGGCATAAGGCTTTATTTTTCAAGTGGTAACATAGAAAGTGGCACAGTTAAACTATATGGATTAAGGACATAATATGCCATACATAGGAAAAGCACCAAACCAAGGCGTTAGAACACGCTTCATATACCAAGCCACAGCAAGTCAAACCTC